ATATGAAAAGTCTTATTGTTGCGGTCACATTAGCACTCACAGGCTGTGGCACATATGGAGAGCCCTTGTTATTGGCTCGCTTCTATGATCGCCAAGACCCTTGCCAACTACAGAACAATGGTGGTAACTATCCCAGCTTCTGTGGTGCAGGCGGCAGAGGTAGAACTGTGATCTACGCAACACCTACCAACAATCCCATTGGAGCCCCCATTGGCTACACCAAAACGAATCGTTAATCTTGAGTGGCGTCCTGTGCTGAACTGGTATGAGTTCAGTGAACTCAAAATGTATGACTACATTACGGAGAAGAAGCGTAAAACAAGACTGGCTCTATTTGAAGATATCAAATACAGTGACTTTGGCCTTCACGCATTTTATCAAGGCGGCTGGGGTCCTGAACCTTTGATTTGGAGTCTAAACGCAGAGCAGGGATTTGTTCATTGCAGTGAAGCCCGCCAAGAAGAAATACAACAATGGATTCGTGATACTGTGTTCAACTGTGCTCCAGGAAATGACTGATGTCTTTATTAGATAATAAATAACTCTATGCCAAGATCAGGACCAAGACCACAATGTTGGAAAGTGCAAGGTGAGATTCCTCATCAACAGTATCTTTCCTGGCTACAGATGAAAGCCCAGGCCAACTATCGCAAAGAACTTTGGATGCTGAGTTTTGAAGAATACCAACGGCTTTGGCAAGGACATTGGGATCAAAAGGGTCGTGGCATTGACAGCTTCTGCCTGACCCGTGAAGATCAACAGGGTGCCTGGGTTTGGGGCAATGTAGTCTGCATACCTCGCCACGAACACCTACGAAGAAGCGGACTGTATAAAAAGGAGAAACGGAAATGGCAAACCCAACAAGAGGCTGCGATCTCTGGCAACAAATAGCCAGCGTGGTCAATGAAGAAATAGAAAAATCACCAGATAAAATTCTAAAGAAGAACAACTACAGACTTTGGAAAGGATATCTACACAAGTGGGACAACCAGGACTGGATTGACATTCTACACGCTGTCAGTGAAATACAGACCATAAAGCCTGAAGTATTCCGCAGAGATCAAGAACGAGCACTAAACAAGGCCGCTGAAATATTAGTAGAAAATCGCAAGACCAATGGACGCTGTCTTGATACGCAGGAACACAAACACGATTACTGGCATATGGTTATGGTTCTCAAAGAACTGTGGAATGAACTTGAAAAGCCTGAAAAACCAGTGAATGTGTTATTTGAGTAAATATCTATGATGCTTAATCCAAACTTTGATCCCTATTTAGAACTACAAGAAACCAAGGTTGAAGTTCTCAGACAACAGAATCTAATCAAACAATTAGTCAATGCACACAATCAGATTGATGTAATATTAAGTGATCTCTGTAATCAACATCAGCAGTTGACTCTACTGTTGAAGCAGACACGCTATCAGTTGGAAATAGCTCAACAACAGATAATAGAACTACAAAAGAAATAACTTTTACAGCCTCTTATAAAGGGGCTTTTTTTGTGGTGTCATAAATAGTATTATGGATAATGACACACCTAATCAAGCCACCTCTGAAGAACTACCTGATCTACCCAGTGAAGCTCCAGAGCAGGACTTGACCAAATACCCTCGTTGGGAATACAAAGCTCGCAAAGATCCACGCTGGGGAGAAGTCACCAAGCAGGGTCTCATAGTGGGCCGTGGTGCTGGACAAAGAATAGTCCCCCCAGATGAAGTCTATAAGTTATCAGAACTTGGCTGCACTGATCGTGAAATCGCAGAGTGGTTTATGATCAAGGAAGATACCTTGAGATACAACTTTGCGGAATATCTAACAAAAGGTCGTGCAGGAATGAAACGCCGTTTGCGAGCCGTGCAAATATCAACAGCACTTCAAGGCAATGCCACTCTGCTGATTTGGTTGGGCAAACAGTATTTGGGACAGAGTGATACACCTACCAACACTGATGAGAATCAGCCTTTACCTTGGAGCGATGAATGATTTCTGTGCCCACATTTGTAGCACTATGCGTGGCGTTAGGCGGTTTAGCCTTGTTGGCCATCTATAAGGGTTGGTAATGTTCTCAAAAGATTCAGACTGCACCTTCAAAGACATCACACGCCTATCAAGAAGAATAGAACTATTGACCCTGGTCCTGTTTATATTTTTGGTATTAGATTTGGTAGAATATGCCTTTAAGTAAAGCACAGATGACAGTGGCCAAGGACGCCACGAGATTCCGTGTTGTGGTAGCGGGTCGTAGATTTGGAAAAACATTTCTTAGTATAAGGGAGTTATGCTATCACGCCAAGGAGCCCAATAAAGATGTTTGGTATGTGGCTCCAACCTATAAGATGGCACGCCAGATTGTATGGAAGAAACTCAAAAGCAAACTCAATGATCTAAACTGGATATCAAAAACAAATGAAACAGAACTGTCAATCATCCTTCGCAATGGCTCTACTATTGCTCTTAAAGGAGCTGATAACTATGACAGTCTACGCGGTGTGGGCCTTGATTTTATTGTGCTTGATGAGTTTGCTGATATTGCCCCTGATGCTTTTTATGAAGTTCTTCGCCCTACTCTCTCTGACAAGCAGGGTCGTGCTCTTTTCATTGGCACACCCAAGGGCATTGGCAACTGGGCTTATGAAATATATCAAAACTCATTAGAAGATCCCAACAGTTGGTCATCATACAGTTTTACCACCATTGAAGGTGGCAATGTTCTTGAAGAAGAGATTGAAGCCGCCCGTAGAGACCTTGATGAAAGAACCTTCCGCCAAGAGTATTTGGCTACCTTTGAAACATTTAGTGGACGCATTTACTACGCATTTGATCGTGCCCTCAATGTTCGTAAATACGAAGGTAATACTCCTGATGTAGTCTATGTGGGTATGGACTTTAACATAGACCCTATGTCAGCTGTGGTTGCAGTCAGATCTGGAGATACCTTACATATCATAGATGAAGTGAGGTTGTTTAGTTCTAATACCAAAGAGATGGTAGATGAGATTAAACAACGATTTCCCAAATCAAAAGTCTGGGTTTACCCTGATCCTGCTGGCAATCAACGCAAGACATCAGCAGGTGGTATGACTGATATTACCATATTACAGAACGCAGGCTTTGTTGTCAAAGCACCAAGAGCACACACTCCTGTTCGTGACCGTATCAACGCTGTCAACAGTCGTCTCTGTGATTCTACGGGTATTAGACGCTTGTTTGTAGATGGTAAGTGTAAATATACTATTGAAGGGCTTGAGCGTCAGACTTACCGTGAAGGCAGCAGCCAGCCTGACAAAGAAAGCGGCTACGATCATATGAATGATGCATTGGGATATATGATTGATTATCTATTCCCAGTGCGTAGGGATGTAGACCCTGAACTATTATTACCACAACGCTGGGGACACGCCCTCGCTTAACAAGGACAAGTAAATGAACATTATTCAAACGCTATCAGATGAACTTAAAAGATTACTTCAGGGTAATCTACTCTATGAAACCTACTATCCACAGTGGCAATATCTACTTGAAAGTTATGTTGGTGGGCAAGAATATAAAGATGCACAACACCTAACCAGATATCAACTTGAAACAGATGCTGAATATCGTAGTCGTTTGAATACAACCCCACTTGAAAATCACTGCCAGTCAGTGATTTCTGTCTATAACAGTTTCTTATTCCGTGAAGAACCCAAGCGTGAGTTTGAAGGATTAGAAGCACTACCAGAACTTGAAGACTTCTTAAATGATGCTGATCTTGATGGTCGTAGCCTAAACGCATTTATGAAAGATGTTGCCACTTGGACATCAGTGTTTGGACACGCCTGGATTATGGTCAGCAAGCCCAATGTAGGTGCTACCACAGTGGCGGATGAACAGGCATTAGGCGTTCGTCCTTATGTTAGCCTATTAACCCCAATGGTTGTATTAGACTGGCAGTATCAGCGTCAGCCATCAGGCAGGGTGGTCTTAACATACCTACGCTATTTGGAAGAAACCACAGGTGATCTACGCACAGTCAAGACCTGGACAAGAGATACAGTATCAACTTCAGTGATTGATACTAAAAAGAAAATATTGCAAGAAGAAATCGTAGAAGTTAATGGCTTGGGTAAGATTCCAGCAGTATGTGCCTACAATGGCAGAAGCATCATCCGTGGCTTTGGCGTTAGTGACATTGCTGACATTGCTGATGCACAGAAGTTTATCTACAATGCCACAAGCGAAGTTGAACAAAGCATTAGAATGGACAGTCATCCTTCATTGGTCAAGACTCCAGAAACACAAGCAGGCATTGGTGCAGGATCAGTTATTCATATGCCAGACAACTTGGATCCAGGCTTGAAGCCATATCTTCTTGAGTTTGGTGGTGCCAGCATTGATTCAATCTATAAGTCAATAGAACACGCTATTGCCAGCATTGATAAGATGGCCAACACAGGTGCAGTTCGTGCCACAGAAAGTCGCACAATGTCAGGTGTTGCTATGGAAACAGAGTTTCAACTGTTAAATGCTCGCCTGTCAGAGAAAGCAGATAACCTTGAGTTAGCTGAAGAACAGATGTGGAAACTATGGTGTGAGTATATGGGTCAACAGTGGCAGGGTAGTATTGACTATCCTGGTAGCTTTAACATCCGTGACACAGGCAGTGAGATTGCACAGTTAGTTCAGGCCAAGTCCGCAGCCACAAATCCCAAAGTATTCAATATCATTGACGGCAAGATTGCTGAGTGGTTGGGTGAAGAAGAAGACATTCTCTTTGCTGAAGATATGGCCGCTGTGGCAGAAGGTCTACCAGAGAAGACTGTATTTGAACCGCACATTATGATCAATCCAGAAACAGGCGAAGAGTTCATTGCTCGCACAGAAGAAGAACATTTGAGATATGCTGAAATGGGCTACTATCACGACGATGACAAATGAAATTAAAGTATAGTGAAGTAAAACCACTTCGTGAGAAGTTATTGATTGAACAAACAGGTTGTTGTGCTCTATGTCAAGAGCCTGTTATAGATGATGCGGTATTAGATCACGATCATAAGACTGGCCTAATAAGGGGCGTTCTCCATAGGGGATGTAATGCAATGTTAGGCAAGATAGAAAATAATATGCCCCGCAATCGTGTGAACATAGAGAGACTGTCAAAGTTAGCAGACAATCTCATAAACTATTTGGTAGCAGATGCTAAATCAGAGTTTCTGCATCCAACTTATAAAATCAAGGAGCCTAAAATGGGAAGAGGTCGTGGAAGAGGAAAGAAACCACCAAAGCGTTAATTGGTATGCTTACTTCAAGAGTATTCGTGAACAATGCCCTTGGAGTTATGCTGCCTATCTCAACGGTGCCATTGACATTGTCAACTGGGCAGATTCAGATAAACTTGAACCTCTTGGCTCATATCAAGCCAGGATGTATATCGTAGATTATCCTGATAACATAGTTGAGGCAATGGCTCAAGAGTTAGACTGCGATGATCTTGACTGTGAGTGGTTGTTCTCATATCCTGGATATGGTGAATATGCCACTCCTGTTAAAGTATTGATTCAACAGGATAGAAAGCAATTAACGGCCATAAGGAACCGTTTATCAGAGTGATATTGTTTCACTCTAATAAATACATTATCAAAATACTCTAAAGGAGGCGATGCACAATGTCAGACAATACATTGGTGAACGATACGGCAACTGATGCCACAAGCGTTAATAATACTGAAAATCAGGCACCAGCAACCAGAACCTATACGCAAGATGAAGTAGATGGAATGATGGCCCGTATGAAGGGTTCATTAGAAAAGAAACTTCTCAAGCCCTATGAAGATTTGGGAGATCCTGAACAACTCCGTTCTATTAAAACAGATTGGGAGAAGCGTCAACAGGAAACACAGGTCAAGAAGGGCGAGTTTGAAAAAGTCTTGCAGGAAAAGGCTGCTAAATGGGAAGCTGAAATCTCTAAAAGAGATTCTATCATTAAGGAATACAAAGTGAATGTGCCAATCTTATCTGCGGCGGCCAAATATAATGCGGTCAATGCTGAACAGGTCAAAGCACTATTATCACAGAATGTTCGTATGAATGATAGTGGTGATGTAGAAGTGGTGGACGCTAAAGGATCAGTTCGTTATAATGACAAAGGTGAGTCCTTACAAGTAGAAGATTTAGTAAAAGAGTTTCTTGACACAAATCCTCATTTCAAGTTAGCGAACCCAACAACTACAAATACCAGAAGCAATATAGGAAACAAGACACAGACTTCGTTGGACATAACCAAGTTGGATATGACTAAAGCAGAAGACCGTGCCGTGTATAAAGAATATAAAAAGGCCAATGGCCTTCAATAACTTAAAGGAGCCTTAAAATGGCAGCATCAACAACAACAACCCTCAACGACCTATTGCCTACAATCGTTGCAGAGGCATTATTCGTGGCAAATGAGCGTTCCATTATGCGTGGACTCGTTCGTAACTATTCACTTGGCCAAGGTCAAGGTAAGACAGTTACAGTTCCAATCTATCCAAAGCAAACAGCGGCGGCATTGACTGAAGGAACAGCATTAACTAATACCGCTGTTGAAACAGATGGTGCAACATTAACCATTGCTGAAGTTGGTCTAATGACTTCTATCAGCGATATGGCTATGGTTGCTTCTTCTTCTAATGTGGTAGCAGACATTGGTCGTTTATTTGGCGAAGCAATCGCTCGCAAGATGGACGCTGACTTGTTAGGTTTGGCTAACAGCTTGTCAACAAACTCTGTTGGTGGCGTTTCTACAGCGGCTACTCCAGCATTGATTTTCCAAGCAATCGCTAAACTTCGTGCTCAAGGCTACGATACAGCCAATGACTGTGCTATCGTTCTACACCCTAATGTAGCATACGATGTGGCCAGCGTTTTAACCAGCACTTTTGCCGCTCCAGCTTCTATGGTTGGTAACGACGCATTGCGTAACGGCTTTATGGGTATGTTGGGCGGTGTTCCAGTTTATCAATCAAGTTTAGTTCCACAGTCAACTGCTTCAAGCAACGCTACTGGTGACTATGCTAACTTGATTTTCCACCGTGATGCATTTGGTCTTGCAGTTCAGCAAGACATCAAGATTGAGACACAACGCCAAGCCGCTCTTCGTGGTTGGGATATCGTTGGATCTGCTGTCTACGGCAAAGGTATCTTGTATGATGCCGCTGGCGTTGTAGGTATTTTTGACTCAAGCATTCAATAATCAGGAGAAAGATAATGGCTTTCATAACTGAATCAGGAACTGTAACAAGTTTCGCAGAGTTTCAAGATGTGGTGAATAAAGATCAACGCCTCTTTGACTCTAATGAAGGCCTCTCTGATGATTTAGTTGAGCAACAGTTAGTAAGGGCCACTGAACGCATACTCACAAAGTTGCGTGCCAGTGCGTGGTGGAAGAGCTATTATGTAGTTCGTTCCACCACTGCCATAACTACTACGGCAGACATTCCAGCTCTTGATGCTAATAGGATTATTGCTCGTGCCAATGACTTTACAGATCTTTGTGTGTATACTGCCTTGGCAGAGTTCATACTTCCTTCTGTAGCAGACTTTGGCAAAGAGGATAATGCTGAAAGACAAAAGATGGGTTACTACTCACAGAAAGCAGAGAACCTGTTTGGTGAGTTAATTGCCGCTGGTGACTGGTATGACTTTGATGATGACAACACCATTGAGTCAACAGAAAAATCACCAGGATATTACAATCTAAAGAGAGTGAGATGAGAACAGAAATACTTGATTATATCAACACATTAAGTTTAGGTGGCTTCCTGTTAAGTCAGGAAATACCATTTGAAGATAATGGAGACCCACTATACTTAAAGAACTTGAAAAAGATCTATGTTGGTATCCCAGAGTATTCCACTGAACCTCTAATCAGAACTTTCAGTAGTCAAGATATCAACAGCGAAACTACAACCATTAGAGTATTTTTTGCCGCAGATGCAAAATCATTACCTACAAACTATGAGACTTTGGTCACTGATTTGAAAGCAGCCAAAGACATTGACACCATTGCGAATATCTATCGTAGAGAAGTCAGTGTTGAAACTACTTTTGAAGCAGATGCTTTAGTCACACAGTTAGAAATGAGATTTACCAACATAACTTAACATAAAGGAGCCTATTATGGCATATACAAGTCCATCATACATCAGCCCAGGTCCAGGTTCATCTAACCAAATCACTTTGAGTTTAGATGTGGCCAGCGACACAAGCGATATAACACAATCAGCCGCAATCTCTATCGCAGGATTGCAGGATATTACTGTAAACGCATCTAACGATGTTTTTACTTGGAGTCAACTTGATTCCACAGCGAAAAAACAAGTGGCAACTACTGCTACCAACAGTATCAGTATGAACTTGGTTGTTGACGATGCATTGTTCTTTGGAACAGCATTATCTGCAGCCGCAACAGGCACAGCCGCTGAACAAGGTCTAATGGGTTTTAGCCGCAACAAAACTTTGATCAACTTCATCTTGAAGTTTGTTGAAGGTGGTTCTAACCAAGCAACTGCTGACCGCTATATCAAGGGTGTAGGTTACATCACTGGTTTGGCACCAACAGTTTCAGCAGATAGTCCTGTTTGGGTTACACCTGTGACAATCACTGTATCTGGTGAATACACAGTAGCCGCAACTTAATCCCAACCTGGGAGCGAACGGAAATAGGGGCTTTTGTGCCCCTATTTTTGTATTACAGTTAAATATAAGGTAAGCAGATGAATGTATTAGACTCAAAGACAGACAAGGAACTACTTGAAAGTCTTATTGTAGAGATTGCCAAAGCCACTAATGAACTCAAGTGTGCCAAGGCAGACATAGATAAAGCACAGAGCAGAATAAGATTTTTACTTGTTCTGGCTCATACACTGATTGAAAGACAAGGAGATTAACAGATGAAACTTTCACAACTGGCGGCAAAGCCACAACTAATTAAAATTACACTTGACGACCCTTCTTTTATAGAAGAGTATAACGAGCCTCTTGAGTTTTGGACTTGGGATAGACAACCATTGGAAACTTTTATGAAGTTGGCCAATGCTAACCACCAAGACACAGGAGCAATGATTGACATTGTCAAAACACTGATCCTTGATGACGATGGTAAACCAATCATTAAGCAGGATCTGATGTTGCCAACAAAACTATTGATGGCAGTTATTCAGAAAGTGGTAGAAACCCTGGGAAAATAATAGGCGGGGATACTAACTGGGAGAGTCAAGAAGTCAATATGATTCTCACAGTCAACAACCTCGCCAAAACATATAAGTTATTGCCCAGTGAAGTGATGGAGCGTGGTAATACCTTTGACTTGTATGTTATGGATATTGCCACAAGATATGAACGATATCAGCAGAAGAAATCACAAGACCGCTTTGGTCAGGCAGCTCCTACACCCAAGAGGATGCCTACCAAAGAAGAAATGATGGATATGTTGATGAGAGCCAAAGGAGCGAAATAATGCAGATAGAGTTAAAACTCATTGAAGACGGTATCACACAAGATATAGAGCGTATCAAAAGTGAACTGAAGAAGGTGCCACCAGAAGCACTCAAGGAGTTCAAGGGTTTAACTCCTATCCGCAGTGGTAATGCTCGTAGAAGAACTACGCTTAAAAATAACGAAACCATCCTGGCTAACTACCCATATGCCCAGAGACTTGACGAAGGGTATAGTAAACAAGCACCTAAAGGAATGAGCGAACCTTTTGGCAAATGGCTTGAGAAGAAGTTAAAACAGATATTAAGGGGCTAAAGGATGGCTACAAATCAACAGGTATATGAACTATTAGTCAAGACTAATAATGCAGTTCAAAACCTAACATCATTACAAAACAATATACAAAAGACCAGTGATGCCTTTGGTGGATTAAAGAACGCCATTGCAGGCATTGCTGTTGGTGCAGTCATCAGAAGTCTATTAAACTTTGCTGACAGCATACAGGATTTAAGTGATGCCACAGGTATTGCCACAGGCAATCTTGTTGGCTTCCAGAAAGCAGTATCAGCCTTTGGTGGCAATGCAGAGATAGCTGACAAGGCTGTATTAAAGTTAGTCACAAACATTGGTGGTGCCGCAGATGGTAGTGCTGAACTACAATATGCCTTTAGCCGTGTTGGTGTAAGTCTACAGGATTTGGCCACATTAAGTGAGCAGGATATCCTCAAGAAGACCATTGACGGATTAGGTAAGATTACCAATCAGTCAGAGCAGGCCATACTTAAACAACAGTTACTGGGCAAAGAGTTCCGTAATGTTGCGGCAGCTGGATTAGGTGATGCCTATGCCCAGGCCAGTGCTGAAAGTCAAAAGTATCAAGACGCTATCAAGAATGCCGCTGAAGTTCAAGATAAACTAACCAAAGCAATCAGCGATGTCAAGATGACAATGCTGGGTATGATCAATGAAACAGGAATCTTAAAATACATACAGGATTTAAGTGTTGACAGTGAAAAACTCAAAGGTGTCATACAGTTAGTAGGCATTGCCTTTGCCACATACTTTGGAGCCAGTCTTGCTGTCAACATCATTAGGATTGTTGAAGCCATTGCTTCATTAACCAAAGCAGTTATAGCATTAGATGTGGCCACAATGTTGGCAGGTGGCAAGTGGAAGACCTTTCTTGACATACTATTGAAAGTAGGTAAGGCTGGTGCCGCTATTGGCCTACTAACATTTTCAGGCGATCTAAACAGTGGTGAAGATGAACAAATAGCCAAGATCAAGAAACTTGAACAGGCATTAGGCAGTCTTTCAAATACACAGAAAGAAACCTATCAGAAGTTAAGCAATGAAGACAAACGCCGTGTTGCTGATCTTATAGAATCAGGTAAGACAGCAGAAGAAGCAATGAAGATGATTGCTGGCACTGGTAATCAAGCCAACAATGCCGCAGGCGGAGTAAACAATTTAGGGCAAGCAGTAAGAAATATCATTGACCCATTCAAAGGAATGAAGGAAGCACTGAAAGGTAGTGCTGATGATTTTGCTCGTCTAAACAAAAACACCATTGACAACATTATTCTTAACACCAGCCTTGTTGGTGTTGCTCGTCAAGAAGCAGAGATCCGCAAGGCCAATGCTGATATTACAAACAAAGAAGAAGAAGCAATACGCAAACTCACTGATACTAAGGCCAAACTAACCAAAGAACAACAGGCTGCTGGCCTGGGTGGTATCATTGACGGACAGATTAAACTGATCCAACAACAGGCAGAAGCTGATAGAAAATCAGCAGAAGAAGCCATAAAGAATAGTGAAGCCCGTGTCAATGCTCGTAAGTTAGAAGAATACGCTATCAAAGAACAGATCAATCTTGAAAATGAAATGATCAAGATCCAAGATGAGATGGCTAAATCTACATTAAGCGAGATTGAAAAGAAAGAATATGAAATTGTTGCCGCAGCCAAGGCTCGTGCCAAGGCAGAGATAGAAGCAGAAGAAGCTCGTCGTGGCAGCAAACTGTCTGTGACTGAAGCCAAAGCCTACTATGATGCGGCAATCAAAGGCACCAAGGATTTAGTAGCACAACAAAGAGCAGCCTATGACGACAGTCGCAAGTTCTCTACAGGTTGGAAGCAGGCCCTAAATGAATATGTTGACAATGCTACCAATGCTGCCAACAGAGCAAGAAGTATATTCCAAAAAGCCACACAGGGTATGGAAGATCTCATTGTAAACTTTGCCAAGACAGGTAAGTTTGAGTGGAAGAACTTTGTGGCAATGATGCTTGAAGAATTACTTCGTGCTCAAATCCAACAGATCTTTGCTTCATTGATGACTGGTATGAAAGACTCAATGAGCACTGGTGGCGGAGGCGGTGGTGGTATTATGGGTGCCATTGGCGGACTGTTTGGCGGTGGCGGAGACAGTGGCAGCTCTGGTGGCGGAATATTAGATAGCATTGGTAGTATCTTTGGACTTGGTGGAGGCGGTGGAGGCCCTGTTGGTTCCAGTGCTAATAATCCAATGTATGTTATTGATGTTGGCGGTGGTATGGGTGGCGGAGGTGGTGCTCTTGGAGGACTACTTGGTGGCGGTGACCCGCTTTGTGACTTTATCAATACTCTACCTGGTATGCAAGAAGATGCAGGTGGAGGTGGTGGAGGTATTTGGGGCGGAATAACCAACGCATTTGGCGGCATTGCTGATACCATTGGCGGCTTCTTTGGAGGCGGTGGTGGCGATACTGGTGGCGGAGGAGGCGGCGGTTTCTTTGACAGTATTGCATCTGGTATTGGCGGACTATTTGATGGCTGGTTTGCAGGTGGTGGTAATATTGGTGCTGGCAAGTTTGGTGTTGTTGGTGAAAACGGCCCAGAACTTGTAAGTGGCCCTGCTTCAGTAACCCCAATGGGCGGCGGAACTAATGTAACCTACAACATCAATGCCGTGGACGCACAGAGTTTCAAACAAATGTTGGCACAAGATCCAAGCTTCATCTATGCCCTATCAATGCAAGGTGGTGGCGGAATACCGTCAAGGAGATAATAAATGAGTTTTCAATGGATTATAGATAAAGCAGAATCAATCAGCATCAATACCAAGCGTATGGTTGCTACTACCACTGCCAGAGATGGAACAGTTCGTGCAGTCAGTCGTGGTGGACAGGTATGGCGTTTTGATGTTAAAGTTCCAGATGGTATCAGTTGGACTGAACTGCGTCAATACATTTCACAGGCTGAACAGTTGGATAGAGTTTCAACTGCCACAATCAGTTTGTCAGCCACAGGTCAAAACTGGCTTTACAAATATCAAGGCAACTCTGTGAACTACACAGGATTCGTTGCCAGCATCACACAAGGTTCGTCAACTATTACATTGACAACAAGCCCAACAACCAGTTCTGGATACAAGTTCCGTGCAGGTGATTATATACAGTTAGGCAGCAGTGGTAAGGTCTATAAAGTAGCCGCTGATGTTGCCTATAACAGTAATTCAGTGACGCTACATCGTCCTGTGCTTGACTCAACTGCCACTGGTGTTGCTCTTCGTGTAGCAGAGAACTGTTCCTGGACAGTAATATGCACACAGTTTCCAGAGTGGACATTGTTTGCCAGAGATCAAGTAAGTTGGGCAGGATCATTTATTTTTACAGAGAATTTAGTATGACCATTAACTTAACTTCTTACAAAAGCATTCAGAGTAATCTGTTTGTGCGTATTCAAGTAGATTACTATCGCACATCAGCATCTGATAGTTATACTGAAGAAGTGCTCAAGTTCAGTGATATGCTTACACCATTTACCATCAATGATGAAGTCTACACAGGATTGGGTCGCTTGATGTCAGTGAGCTCAAGTAGCAGTGAAATCCGTGTCAGTGGCGGACAGGTTACTATTACATTGAGTGGTATTCCTAACAGCAGTATCTACGAGATACTACATTCAAAGATCAAAGGCTGTCCAGTGAGAATATATCGTGCTATCTTTGATGCTTCAACTGGAGCATTCCTTAATATTTCAGGTAATCCATTAGGCAGATACAGAGGCTTTGTCAATAACTACAGTCTCAATGAAGACTATGACAATGCCACAGGCACAAGTTCAAACACATTGGTCTTGGTATGTTCATCATCCGTAGATGTTTTACAAAATAAACTATCAGGAAGAAAAACCAACCCAGATAGTTTCAAGAAGACTGCTACATTGGCTCAGGCAGACGCCAGTATGGATCGTGTTCCTAATCTTGAGAATGCCACATTCAACTTTGGAGCACCAAGCTAATGAGTTTTTTAGATGATATTGTAGATTCAGCATCAGGACTACTTGGTGGTGCTTGGGATATGCTCACAGGCAGTGGTGTTGCTGGTGGTGTTGCTCGTGCGGCAGCACTGGGTTATATGCTCAAAGAAGTCACTGCCAGCACTTCAAAGGAAAGTCAAACACCAGACACAGTTCGCAGTCAAGAACCTGACTATGGTGTTAGGGAACAGGTAGACCCTGACACCAATAACTCTATACCTGTGGTCTATGGAGAAGCCTATCTTGGAGGCAAGGTAGTTGATGCAGTCCTAACCAACAACAATCAAACAATGTGGTATTGTTTGGCCATATGCGAACAAACAGGTCCAACAATCAGCGGAACACCCAGTGTTCTTTCTTTTGAAAAGATCTACTGGAACCAAAGTGAAATAGTATTTCAAAGTGATGGTGTCACTGCCGCAAGTCTTCGTGATGAAGAAGGCAACTCCAGTTCTGATATAAATGGATTGGTAAAGTTTTACTGCTATTCAGGTAGTAGTGCCACGCCCGCAGCCATTAGAGGATATGCACAGGGCAACACCGCATCAGCCTATAATGTATTTCCAAATTGGACTGTAAATCATTCAATGGAAAATCTTATTTTTGTTTTGGTTAGAGTTGATTACAGCAAAGAAAAAAACATAACTGGTCTTGGCAATCTTGAGTTCAAGATCAAAAATACACTGACACAACCTGGTGATGTGTTAAATGATTATATGACCAACAGCAGATATGGTGCTGGTATTACCGCAGAGGAGATTAAAGCATCGTGAACAGTCTACAAGATCTAAACTCATATAGTGCCGCTTCAACCATTGAGTTCACAGACAATCGTCCCAGCAATGTTTTGTTTGATTTAACTACATATTCAAACCCAGCGGCAGTAAACATCTATGAAGGTGAGAACCATAGTGTTCCTAATCCAATAAACATCACTGACATTATCAACTATGAGGTCTGCGTGACCACTTATAATATAGATATCAGCGGATTCCCTGCAGGCACAACTGTTGAATGGCCTACATATCCTGGATATATGACTGCTTCAAATGCCAATGGAGTCTATAGCATCACAGGATTTAAGACACCCAGCGACTGGACCACTGTTAAAAATCCTACTGTTAATATTCCAGATGACATCAGCGGAAGCTATGTCTATCCAGTGAGCATTGTTTACTTTAATGGAACTGTGGAAACTACCAAATCGTGGAATGTCACGGTCAATATCACAGCAGTTGATGAAATGAGTGCGGCAACCGTATTTGATTTCTTTGCATCATCTACATCAACAATCACAGGAACTCCTACAGTTATTGATGCTGATGTGGCCAAGACTTATACATTGACTATCACCCCATCAAGAACTGCCAGCGTATCTACATTAAGTAGCAGTGGCACAGGTGGAACCAGCACATTTAATGGCACAAGTAAGGTTCTTACTTTGGTAGGAACAAAGACACAGGTCAACAGTCACCTTGCTACCATATCAATGGTAAGCACAAGTTCAACAAACGATTTAACTTTAACTTATCTATTAACTAATAATCTTAATGCAGTTACAGATACGCAGACTCAAACTTTAAGATGTCTTGATCTTTTATATTTGACAAATACCAGAACAACCAGTATCTACTATAATGAAGATACTGCAAAGAATGTTCAAGGTGGTCCACTAATCACTGATAGTGCCTATGATGGATCAGGCACTTATACAATGACTGTGACACCCAGCACTACATCAGCAGTATCAACAATGGCTGCAACACCAGCATCCAACACTAAAACCATTACTAATACTGGCGGTGTAAAAGTCAAGACAGCACAGAGCAAGTTTGGTGGAGCCAGTGCTCGTTTTCCTGGTCTGGCTGCTGACTTGATCACAGTCACTAACTCACCAGAATTTAATTTCAGCAACAATGATTTTACCGTTGAATTTTGGATTAGACCAGATTCTAATTATCCTTCAGGCGGCATTATGAACAAAATAGGTTCAAGTGTTTGGGGAGCCCACCTTGGTTGGAGCATTACTCTACAAGATTATAAAGTTGAGTTTTGGCAAGGTTTTGCAACTCCTGTAAACTATTCACCATTAAATGGTGTAGTTAGGATTGGACAAAGTTCTCAATTAGGATCTTCAAGTTGGAGTCATATTGCCTTTACCTGCGAGAACGGAGTATTCAAAACATTTACCAATGGTGTGCTGACACAGACCACTAATAACATTGGCCAGATTGCTCAAAGCGATAGTTATCTACAAATAGGAAAAGGCTACTATGGCAACGATGGCACTGGAAACAACGGCGGTGCCTGGCGTGATACTTGGAAATGGGTCAGCGACCCTAATCAATATACCAATGGTATGTTTGTTGGCTACCTTGATGAAATCCGTATTTCAAAGATTGCCAGATATACTGCTACATTTACACCTGCAACTTCTGCTTTTACAGGCGACGACTATAACTCATTATTGATACACGCTGATGGCACTGACAACAGCACAACATTTACTGATGATACCATTGGACAAACATTAACAGGAACTGCAAGTTTTAATAACTCTACCAAAGTGCTTACTCTCTCTGGAAACAGAGATGCTGTGAATAACTTGGTTGATCGTATTTTATTAACACCTGCCACTGACTATAGACAAAACTTTACATTGTCATATACTGTTACGACTCCAAGATCATCAACAGCTACAAAGACACAACAGTTATTGATTGGAGTAGCAGATACGGATGTGGTAAACATTGCACAGTCAAGATCTTATATTGGTAATAATCCTAACTATCTTTTTGCCAACAACACACCAAGTATTGCAGACACTGATTCTTCAGGACCAACATATACTGTTTCATTCCAATGTTCTTCTGCATTAGGTAGTTTCTCAACAACAAGAAATACCAATGTCAGTGGAAATACAACCATTTCATATAGCGGCACAAAAAATGATTGTAATGCTTGGTTTTCAACAGTTATTTTTTATCCAAAGAAAGACAGTATTGCCACTGGTAACATTACCTACACACAATACAAGAACAATACTCTACAGGCCACACAGACATTTTCAATAACTGGAACAAGTCAGGCATTCCCAGATGAAGGATTCTTGGCAGGACCAAACTCTGTTGGTGCTGTATCTTGGACTCCTACTGCTGAACAAGTCTACTATGTTGGCGTTGTTCAAATCCTTATGGTAGGTGGTGGTGGTGGTGGTGGCTTTGGTGGTGGTGGTGGTGGTCAAGTTAAAATACTTAATAACATTCCAATCACTAATACTACCTATAACGGTTTTATAGGTTCAGGTGGGAATGCCGCCTACTTTGATGCTGTCTCACAGACCTATGTTAATGGCACCAATGGTGGTCAGACCAGCTGGCAAGGTGGCTATACTGCTTCAGGTGGAACCACAGGTAGTAAGTTTAATCAAAACAATCCTAACGGTGTATTTGGAGGAGGTAACTCGTATTCAAGCACAGGCACTACCAGAGCAGGTAGCTACGGTGGTGGTAGTAACTATACTTTCTATGTTGGTGGTGCTGGTGGCGGTTCAGGTGCCGCGGCAACTGGGTGGCCAGGCGGAAGCAGTCCTGCTGCCAGTGGCGGTGCAGGTGTTACCTTTGAAGACTTAACATATGGCGTTGGCGGACAAGGTGCCAAATATCTACCACCAAGTAATGCACATACCAAAGGTGCTACCACTGGAACAGCTGGTGGAGGTGGTGGCGGTGCCATTGGCGGAACATTCAAATTGACTGGAACTACAACCAAATATAATCTTCCATTGGCAGATGCAGGACAAAACGGTCGTATTAAAATATGGGTAAGAAGGGTATAAAATGAGCACAATACAAACAAATTTATTCACAATCAATGGAGTAGTCAGCACTGACAAAAGTGTATTACAAAACATCAATACTCTTTGCACAGCCTGTGGAGCCTGGATGACCTATGACATTGCAGAAGGCAAATGGGCTGTGGTTATCAATCGTGCTGGCACAAGTGTAGCCAGTTTCAATGATTCAAATATCATTGGTGGTATCAATGTATCAGGCACAGGCATCAATGAATTATACAATACCTGCTCCGTAGAGTTTCCTCACAAAGATCTACGAGATCAAACTGACTATGTGGATTTAGAAATAGACGGCACAACTTGGCAGTATTTCCCTAATGAACTGCCAAAGAATATGGACATCAAGATTGACATTATCAATGATCCTATTCAGGCCACATACATTGGCACCAGCGAACTTAAACAAAGTCGCATTGACAAAGTCATACAGTTCCGCACAGACTATTCAAAGATTGGACTTAAAGCAGGTGATCTCATTGATGTCACTGCTGAAATGTATGGCTATTCTGCCAAGATGTTCCGTATTACAAAGATTGAAGAAGACGATGGTGATGTATTGGCCATTAGCATCACTGCATTGGAATACAATGAAGACATCTACAGCACTACAGGACTTACAAGAAAACTGCGTGAAAAGAAAACAGGCATTGTGCCCAAAGCGGCAAACACAGCATTGACCAGCCTTGACAATCAAGCCAGCCTTAAAATGGCAGTCACCCCCAGTGCTCAAGAACAGGGCATTAGTTTATTCTATTCAGCGGCAGCATCAGCAGGTTTAGCCGCAGCCACTTGGTATGTTGACTACGCAGGTAAGAAAGTCAGTATTGCCGCTTCAGATGTTGTAGTTTCTTGGGCATTTGCAGACGGTGAAGACTTGGATATTCGTGCTCGCATAGTCAGTCCAGATGTTGGACAGAGTAGTGTTGATACCTGTTTAGGTTACACAGGCGGCAGTGGACAGTTCCCAGCTGAATCAGTTAGATATTGGCCTACATCAGGAACAGGTGGTAGTGGTGGAACAGCATATATTGAATGGGGCGGTGATAACACTGGTGTTGGTAATGCTTCAAATCCTATTGCCAGCTCTGAAACTATTCGTATTGACATTGATAGACTTAAAGCAACATATCCAGCCAAAAGATATTTTGCCGTTGAATGTCGTGGTAATTGGTATACACAACGAGGCTCAAAGCCCGTGTTTCTTTCTGCAACATTGTATGAAGGTGGAACAACTTCATTAAGTGGTTTTACTTTTACTAACAGCGGGTCAACTCGCAGTCGTGTATTAGACAGCCAAGGCGTTTATGTTGATAGTTTTCACGGCAATGATGTTGAACAAGATGGCTTTGATGGATCAGGAGCTCCAGGAGACCTAATGGGTTACTTTGTCTTTGACACACAGACCAATCAAGGTCAGTTCCTACAGACATTACCACCTGGAATCAGTGCATAACTTTTTTCACCTTTTTCAGACGATTTATTAGGTTATTTTAGGTTTTCACTAAATACAAAGTCATAGGCAATATGACATCAGACAACGATAGGTTGTCTGTCAGACAACTTATCTACAAGGAGATATATTATGAGTGCGGCTTCCAACTATGCGGAGAACTTGGCCCTTAAGTGGCTTTTAACAAACAGTAGTGCAACACGACCAACAGCTTGGTATGTAGCATTGTTTACCAGCAACCCAACTGATGCAGGTTCTGGCACAGAAGTGTCTGGAACTTATTATGCAAGAACAGCAGTGACTTTTACTGTTACTGATGACACAGCTACTAACAGTGGTGCGGTAACATTCCCAGCGGCAGGCGGTTCGTGGGGAACCATTAGCCATATTGGTGTATATGATGCATCTACAAGTGGCAACCTATTGTTCCACGGTGCTGTTACAACATCTAAACAGATTGACAGTGGAGACACTTTCACCATCTCTACATCTAACCTTTCTATTACATTAGCCTAATAGGTGAGGTAGGGCATTGGGGATTACTCTGATGCCCTTTTTAATATAAAGGACATTAGAGATGACAAAACCAGTAATCGTAACCAGAGCAGGTAAAGGCTCCGCACTCACTTTCACAGAAGGTGATGCAAACTTTACCAACTTACAAAATGCCACTATTTCTGTGGCTGCTGACAGTGGCACTACACAGGCCATAGACCTTAACGGCACAGTCACTGTCTCTGGTGGAACTGGTTTGTCGTCTGCAATGACCACAAATACAGTTACACTTAATCTTGATAACACCGCAGTTACAGCGGGTTCATATACCAAAGCTTCTATCACTGTGGATGCACAGGGTCGTATTACTTCAGCATCAAACGGTAGTGCTGATTTTGCTACCAGTGATGCCCGTTCCGCTATCAGTGTAACTGACGCAGGCGGCGAAGGCAGTTTAAGCTACGATAGTGGCACAGGGGTTATTACCTACACAGGTCCAAGTTTTAGTGGACTTGAAGTCACATCAGCAAAGAATCAAGCCAATGGTTATGCAGGTCTTGATAGCAGTGGTAAAGTAGCATCAGCACAACTACCAAGTTATGTAGACGATGTTGTTGAAGCCGCTAACCAAGCCGCATTGCCAGGCACAGGTGAAACAGGTAAGATCTATGTGACTTTGGACAACGGTAAAATCTATCGTTGGAGTGGTAGTGCTTATGTAGAGATTTCAGCAAGCCCTGGGAGCACTGATTCTGTAACTGAAGGATCAACCAATCTTTACTTTACTACACAAAGAGCCCGTGATGCGTTTTCAGCATCAACTGGTATCACAATTACCAACGGTGCTATTGCCACAACAATCACACAATACACTGATACCAATGCCAGAGCCGCATTGAGTGCAGGCACTGGTATTTCATACAATTCATCAACTGGTGCTATTGCTTTAGCCAATACCGCAGTTACAGCAAACTCATATACCTATGCTTCAATCACTGTGGATGCACAGGGTCGTATCACAGCCGCATCAAGTGGAACTGCTCCATTGGTATCAGGTGGAGCATTAGGCACACCTTCAAGTGGAACAGTTACTAATTTAACTGGAACTGCAAGTATTAACATCAATGGAACTGTTGGTGCTACTACACCAACTACAGGTGCATTTACTAACTTATCGTCAACAGGCACATTAACATTTAAGAATCCTATTGAAGCACTTTATGACCTTGGCACAACAGGTGGAACTATTGCTCCTGACCCAGCCAATGGTAGTGTTCAAAAGATCACTCTTAATTCAGCATTGACAATCAACGCATTTACTAATCCAACAGCAGGTGAATCACTAACATTGATCATCTACGGTGGAACTGCTTACACTTCAATCACTTCAACAATGAAGTTTGCTGGTGGTATCAAAACACTAACTGGCACAGCAGGTTGTATTGATATTCTTTCAGTTTACTATGATGGCACTAACTATTTTGCCTCACTTGGAAAAGGATTTGCATAATGCCTATTGGAGCTTTCAAACTTAATACTATTGCAGCCGCAGCCAGTGCCCCTGCAGGATTTAGAACTGCAAGAACTATTACTTCTTATGGTAATGCCAAGGTATCCACTGCACAAAGTAAGTTTGGTGTAAGTTCAATAGCATTTGATGGATACGCTGATTATTTTACCACAGGAACTTTAGACAGTGGTGATCTAACTGGTGATATGACCATTGAAGCATTTGTTAGGTTTAACATACTACCCTCAAGCCAAACTGTTGATGGTGGCAACTATATGATGTTATATTCAACAGGTAGTAATTTACCCTATTGTTCAATTGGCACCAGTAGTGTTCAATTAGCATTACCTGGAGACAAATACGGTTCTTGGGCAATACCTACAATATCTATCAATACTTGGTATCATTTAGCCATTGTTCGCAGTTCAGGCACAATCAAATTTTATTGGAATGGAACAGAAAGAACTTCATTCACCAATGACTACAACTGGACTCCAACTGGCACTGATACAATGCTTGGTTCTGTTGCTAACTGGGGTAAATTCAGTGACAACCGTGGTAGTTTTTCTGGATATATGGACGAAATCCGTGTCAGCAAAACTGCTCGTTATACTTCAAACTTTACTCCAACCGCATCAGCATTTACCAGCGACAGCAATACACTATTATTGATCCACGGCGATGACTTTGATGGATCTACTTCATTGTATGACGACAATGGTGATACAATACCTACAACTAATAATGCAGTAACTTTAAACGGTAGCAATCAATATTACAATGCTACTGGCTTGACCACAACTGCTACAGATAACAAGTTCTTGACTTTTGCCTGCACATTCTATTGGAATAGCAATAACTACAATCAAGGTGGCACAAACCTTATGCACTTGATTGATGTCTATCTACCAAGTGGTAATAGTTTTTACATTTGGATCAACGGTGGACGAATACAGATTGAAGGCGGCATTGGCACAATTTATGAACAAGCAGAAGACAGTCTAACTGGCAATGCCTGGAACAATGTGGTATTATATCTTGATACTTCATCAAGAGCCAATAGCCGCATCTATATCAATGGTGTCAGCAAAACATTAGACGCAGGCGGCAATCCTAACAATACCAACATCAACTGGGGTGCTTCAGGAGCACAGGTTACCATTGGAGCTCCTAATAGTAATGTCCAAAGCGGTGGAAGTTATTTTGCTGGAAGAATATCACAAGTATATCTACACAACAGAAGCGGTGCTCCAACAATTGATCAATTTTGGGATTCAACAGCCAATAAAGCAAGAAATCTTGGAGCCACAGGAACTGCTACAGGAGCACCTGCTCCATTGATTTACCACTACGGAACAACTTCTACATTTGCCACCAACAGAGGTGTAGGATTTAACAGTTATACATTGACTGCTAATAACACACCAACAAGCGGTGCTGGTTATACATATTCTACAACACCATTTACATTGAACTCTGTTTTTGTTGATGACTGGGCAACTAAATTATTGATGCACTTTGAAAATGCTGTCACTGACGATAACGCATCAGGTAGAACCGCAACAACAACACAAAGTCTTAACGGTGCAGGTTCTTATAGAACAGACCAGAAGAAGTTTGGAACCTACGCTTTGGCATCAACAGGCATTCCAGGTGGTTGGACTACAACTGCTACCACAGCATTGAATCCTGGAACCAGTGATTTTACTATAGAGTTCTGGTTCCGTCCTTGTGCCTCTGCCTCTACAGATCAGATTACAATGCAAAATCAAAGCAATGGTAGTGTTCAGATCTATGTTGACGCTGATAGCGGATTTATAGGATTTGGAAAACAAAATACTTCTTGGGATGCTTCTGCAAACCTTGGTGCGGCAATTCCTGTCAATACCTGGCATCATATGGCTTTTGTAAGAAGAGGAACATCACTTACAATCTATTATGACGGTAACGCTGTAGGTTCTTCAGCATCAAACACAGACAACTATACATCTAATGTATGGCAGTTTAGTATGGGTGGTGCAACAGGAGTTTATTTCTATATGGATGATTTCCGTATCAGTGGTATTGCCAGATATCCTAATAACTTCTTAATAGCATAAGGATATTCAATGTATCAACTCTATTTTGAAGATGGCTATGTAGAATCAGCGTATCTAACAAGAGTTGCTGAAATGTCAGCTGACCTGCCTGCAATATTTGATATTTCTGCAGTTGGTGAAAGAACTATCCTTGATGGCTACTACTTTTCTGAAGGTTACATAGAAACAGGTTATTTTGTCTATGTGGCACAGGCGTCATCTTCATTAGCATCTTCATTTACAGTCAACTGCAATACTACCTTCCAAGAGTTTTTTGCTACACTATCGTCAACATTTACCCAGACTGCTTCTGGTGGCAAGTTGGTTGGATTTAGTGTTACACTATCTTCAGCATTTACACAAACAGCCAATGGCAATAGAAATGCTGATATAGATCTATTTGCCTTTGGTAATGCCCAATTAGCTGTGGCAGTAAGTAGGATCCGTGATAACAATATTGCGGCAAGTTCAGCATTTACTATTGCGGTAGATGTAACAAGAACAAGAAATCTATCCAGCGAAGACGCCGCAGTATTCACAGCCGTTATTAATGGACTACGCAGCCGTGATGTGAATATAAACGCAGAGGCTGCGTTTTCTTTGACCGCTAATGTTCAACGCACCACAGACATTGTTCTTACTGCATTTACCAATAGCACATTGACTGCCCTTGGGGTAGTAGAAAGGTCTACAGGCTCATCTTTATCAAGCCAGGCAAATATCACAGTAGATGTTGCCAGAAGCCGTGATGTTGCCAGCACATTAACTACAACTGCATCATTATCAGTCCCTGGAGAAAGAACTCGTGAAATACAGGCTGATCTGGCATCTGAGTATGCAATTACTATATTAGGTCAAAGAACCACAGACATTGTTCTTACTGCATTTACTAATGGAACACTATCAGTCACAGCCATTGTGAACAGAACTTTGGCGAGTTCACAGTCCGTATCTGCCGCATTAACTGTGGTTGGCGGATTATCTATTGTGTCATCTGCAACAATGACATCAAGAGCTACGGTAAGAGGCTATCTTGATGTATTGGTTAGAAACTATGCACTGACTCAAAACACAGGCGGCATCTACAATACCGCGGTCATTGATAACTCTGTTTATAAGTTTGGTGGTGGAAGTCTAACCTGGGATGAGGTTACTCGTGCTTTCACTGATAGTCAACCAGTTGTCTCTGAGTCAACATTTTATTTCTTCCAGGCAGGCTATACTTGGTCCAGCACTAACGGCACAACTTGGACAAGAACAACCAATAATCTTTCTGTAGATCCAAGCAGAACAGACAGTCAAGTAGTTAGAGAAAATGGTTACTTTATTTTCTTTGACGGTAGCAATACCATTTACTATTCAACGAATGGAACTACTTGGAGTTCCTCAACTGGTATGTTGTCTGTCATACAGGGCACAGGTATTCGTTTATCATCAAATACAGTTCATTATTACAATAACAACTATTATCTTTTTGGAAACTATGTTTCAGGAGTGTTAGACAGGATTGGCTGGATTTCTACTAATAGTTTAAGCGGCAGCTGGAGTGCAAACTATTATACCACAGGCAGTGAAAGTCGTGATACCTATAAATCAACCAATGGTGTTGTAGTTCCTTTTGTTCAAAATAGCACACTCTATCTATATAGAGGATTAATCACAAGCCCAACTTCTGTGATTGTTGGAACTGGTATGTCAGCCCTTCAAGCGTCCTACGACGGTAGCAATACCTATGGAGTTATTACTTCTTTTGGCGGCAGTGATCATTATCTATACTATTCTAAAAACAACGGATCTTCTTGGAATGCGATTAGTAGTCCTACTCAACAAAGTAATGATCTGCAATATGTTAACGGCTATTGGTTTATATCTGCTGATGATGGTTTATATGCCACATCTGACATTGCCAGCGGTTGGACTAAAGTTCACGATTACAATGTAGGCACAGTATTATGGAATGGCACAAGATTCTTATCTACACTATTAGAGCGTCCTGGATTTGTCATCACCTCAACTACTGCTGTATCTGATTGGACAGTTAGTCAGGTAAATGATATTTCAGGTGTTGGTGGCAGTTTAAGTTATGCCACAGGCCAACTATCTGCCACTGGCACAATAGATTTATGGATTGCCACTGGCAATGAAAGCAATCTTAATGACATTAGAAAGTTTGGTTCTACAGTATTAAGAATAAAAAATAGTTATAACTCTTATTTGACTATTAGTGCCTATACCTATAGTGAAGTTACACTAATATCTGTTAATAAATCTTTAAGTTTATCTGATAGTGCTTCCTTATACAAAACCAGTAATACCAATCTTTCCAATGATTGGATTCATTTAAGATTTGTTCAATCAGGTTCATCTGCGGCATTGTATGTTAATGGACAACGATTAACAGGCACAGGTAATATTGGATATTCAACCAGTTGGCCAAATGGAGCAATTAGTGGTAATGTTGAAATCCTACAAAGAGATGTTTCCTACATTGACGAACTATTAATCACCACTGATGTTCTTACTGATCCCTCAACTACAAGTTTCTCCGTTCCAACAAATAGATGGAACAATACAGCAAATACCAAACTGTTATTGCACTTCAATGATGGCTTTGCAGATGACAGTAGATTCCAAGTAATACCAGAAGCAAGACTAACTGTCGCAGCCTCAATGACTGTGACAACAAATGCAGACTATGTTGAATCATTTGCATTATCCGCAACTGCTACTCTATCAGTTCAAGGTCAAAGAACCACTGACATTGTATTGACTGCATTCACCAATGGTGCATTGACTGCTAATAATACAAGAACAAGAGATAACGATAGCAGTCAAAGTTCTGCGTTTAGTCAAACTGCCAGTGCCGTTAGATCAAGAGACAACAGTAGTTCATTAAATGCCTCTGCCTCTGTAACTGCAAACAATACAAGAACAAGAGCATTTGACAGCAATCTATCAGCATTTGCCACAACAGTTACAGTGGCACAAGAGACCAGCGAGATATCAGCCAATCTATCAGCGGCATTCAATACAGTTCAACGCTACATTGAAGATGGTGCATTTGAAACAGGATATTTTGCCACATCAGATATCATTGCCAACTATATTGCTGATGGCCGTAGCACATTGGCATCTGCGTTCACAGTAAATGCTGACAGTGATTACCTAACCAACTTCAGTGCTTCATTAAGTTCAAGTGCTTCTCTAACTGCGGTCAATACAAGAACAAGATCAGACAACAGCAGTTCAATGTCCAGTGCTGCCACAGTCACAGCGGCAGTCGCAAAGACCACAGTAACTTCTGTGGCATTGTCAAGCTCTGCTACATTAACTGTGATTGGTATCAAAGGCAGTGAGATTGCTCTATACGCATTTACTAATGCCACATTGACTGCGTCAGTCAAGAGAACCAGAGCCACTGCAAGTTCAATGGCAAGCTCTGCTACATTGTATGTAGATACTGCCAACAGTCTAAACAAACTGACTGAAAGCTATCTATCATCAGCATTTACACAGACTGCCACTGCTAATAGAACAAGATCTACCACTGTAACTCTACAGGCCTTTGCCGCTGAAGTCACAGTCAATCGTAGACAAAGAACTGCTTTTGCTAACCTATCATCAGCATTCACACTGACTGCTAATGGATCAAGAGGCATTATATTAGCCAGTTCAATGAGTATCTCTGCCACAGTTACAGCTATTGGTAAGAAGACAGTTAGTGGCACAATTTCAATGTCTGCGGCAATGACTGCCACAATGATAGTCAGAGAAATAAGAACTGATACCATTGTCTATAGAATACCTGCAGAAGGTTGGATTTACAACATCGCCGCTGAACAAAGATTGTATGCCATCAACGGTGAAACTCGTGTGTTTAGAATGAAGTCAGAAAGTCGCGTTAGAAACATAGCAGAAGAAACTCGCATACTTACTATAAATTAGGAGATATATTATGGCAACAGCCCGTTCAGGATTTGAACAAACTCTACAGGGTTTGACAATCCAAAAAGACACAGAAGCACAACTGATCTACACCTTTGAGTGGGCAGATTGGTTACCAACAGGAGACAGTATTTCTACTTCAACCTACACCATTACGGCCCGTTCTAATGACCCAGATCCATTGGCAATACACAGCCAAGGTCGTTCAGGAACACAGACCTATGTGGAACTCAAAGAAGGACAAGAAGGAAAAATCTATACTGTGACCTGTGCTATCCAAACAGCCAATGGATTGAAAGATCGTAGAAGTTTCCGTGTTAAAGTTGAAGCGAGATCAGCATAATGGCCTCCATTAAAGAACTTGCCGCTGAAATCAAAACCATCAAGGACAATCATCTTGCCCATATGGCACAAGACATTGACCGCATTGAAAAGAAAGTGGAAAAGATTGATGGCCGCATCTGGGCTATCTTGATCATTCTTTGTGGTGCTACATTCTTTCCAATTTTAATAGACTTCGCAAAGAGCCTACGATAAGTATGGGATGGATGATGAAGAGTTTAGAAAAAAATTAAGTGAAGTAGCGGAATGGAAACTTCCAGATACTCCACGAGAAACCAGTTTGAATGCCAAGAAGAAACGAGGCAGGAAAAGCAACGAGGAAAAATATCAAGATGAACACGAAGAAATCTTTTTGGAGTTATTTGAAGGAGTTAATCCAACCTACGCCCCAATGCTCACCAAAGTCAAACACACCCCCACAACCTGCGAGTGTGGAAGAGTCTGCGACAACGGCTGTGAAAAAGAAGCGAAGTTATACCAAACGAAAGGCAAAAACTGCTGGCGATGGAAGTGCAAAACCTGCGGAATGACGCAGGATCCCTACACTGGTGAATTCACACTTAACCCTCAAAAGGCCAGTGTAGTTTGGAATAGTTTCTTGCGTGAAACCAAAGGTGCTTATGCCAGCAAAGGCAATCTTGTAAAACAGAATATTTTAATCAGAAAATACCCTGATACAAAAGATCCTGTATAAATAAAATTAGCAGGGACACAAATCCGTTTATTCTACCTGGATATGGTTAGTGCTGTCACACTCAAAGTAGTTCCTTATTGCCATTAGGAACGAGCCCTGTTAGAAACCCAGTCTTTACTGGGTTTCGTCTTTTCTGCACTCACATTTTCCCCCTGATTTTTGTCTCCCTGCTAAATACTTGTGACAGGCAATCATATACAGGCATTTTGGCAATTCCATTTTTTAGGCTTTTTTATATCACATAAGGTTGGCGGGCCGTTTGATCATACCGCTGGTGAATCCGTTCTGATGTGTGACGGCAGCCAAATCCAAGCGTGATACTTGGGCTTCTATTCACTACCCTTTCGCAAAAGGATGCCTTAAAGAATAGGTCTATTAGTTACGAACCCTGACGAATGACTGACGATTTGAATAGTCGTAATGGTTAAAAGATGCTAATCAAACTGCTTATGAAATGAACTGACACCTGAAATCATTTCTTAAAAATCCCTGTAGGTTTAGGTATGGAGGAGAGCCCAAAGCAGGCATCAAACGCAAAACCCTACTGTCACCAAGTGTGTGCGAGACACTCAGATAATGTCCAAAACATTATTATTTTCACGACACCCCTTTACAGGGTGTCGTGTGGCTCAAGCATCTAGATAATATCTCTCTTAAATGAGTATCAGATGTTTGCTTTTACACAAGTGCTCAAGTAAAATAACACATCAGCAGTGAGTGAAACGAATCGCTGATGATGTTTTTTACGCAGAGCAGTCCTGCTTGTCAGGACTTCTATACATAACTTAAATGGAGAAACAAATGGCAACACTACTTGAAATAAGAAATCGCGTATTAGAAGTAACAGGTAGAGATATCTTTGAACCACATCCTCATTTAGAGGGTATCTTGGATAAAATTATAGACAGCAGTGAATATGGAGATATCACGGATTATGCAAATCTTTTAGAAAACATTCGTGAGTTCTGTGAGGAACAACTAACTATGAATGGATTTAGAGATGCGTAATAACTATCAAGAATACACTCATACCAAATTGCCTTGGGGCAAATACAAAGGTTATTTTCTCAAAGACATACCCACTGATTATCTCAAATGGGCAGTAATGAATTGGACAGACAAAGGCATTGCAGAAATGTTTGCCACTGAACTACAAAGAAGAGAACCAAAATTAAAATAAAAGGACGACCAAATGACAACATTAAACGAAATCAGAGCCAATCTCAAACCAGTAGCATCCAGCAAAAAACTTCGTGAGATATTAGAACAGGCACATCGCGAACCCATTGAACCC